AACCAGACGATTTTTTAAAGGTTCGTGAAACACTAACTAGAATTGGTGTTGCCTCTAGAAAAGATAAAAAATTATTTCAATCGTGTCATATACTACATAAGCAAGGTAGATATTTCATAGTGCATTTTAAAGAACTATTTGCATTAGATGGTAAAGAAGCAAATTTATCAGATAACGATATAGAAAGAAGAAATACAATTGCTCAGTTATTAGGTGATTGGGGTTTAATTGCTATCGTTAATGCAACTATTGCTGAAAACAAAGCACCTCTATCTCAAATAAAAGTTTTAGCATTCAAAGAAAAGAACGAATGGGACTTACAAGCAAAGTACAACATAGGTAAAAAGATTGACAATGAAGGCACCGAAGTTTAGAGAATTTATATCTGAAGCCAATGGCGATCAGAAATATAAATTACTTATTATTACAGATGAACCTGAAAAGGCAAAGACCTTTCATACTGCTGATAGATTAAAAGAAGAAGCAGAAAAGTTAGGTTGGAAACATTATCTGTATAGACTATCAGGTGGTTACACCTCATACGAAGATGGTGTTTTTAGATTACATAATAAAGGTGATGAAAAAGGTTTTGTCGTTTCAGGCAAAGATACAATCGCTATTGCAAGAGGTTCAGTTGTCAGAAAAGACAGTTGGATGGACATCATATCTTCATTAGAAAAACATAGTGTTTGTGTTGTCAATAGTAGACAAACAATTAATATTTGTACAGACAAATATAGAACAGCACTAAGACTTTCTGATTATGGTATTCGTCAACCTAAAACAACTCTTATACACGATCCAGAAAAGTCAGCATTAGCATTTGATAAACTAGATACAAAAATGCCTGTGATTATGAAAACTTTGAGAGGGTCAAAAGGAGTTGGTGTATTGTTTATTGAATCAGAAAAAGCATTAGATAGTATTGTACAATTAATAATGAAACAAGATGAAGATAGTGACTTGCTTTTACAAGAATATATTCCAACAGACTATGATGTAAGAGTATTAGTATTAGGTGGCAAAGTACTTGCTTCAATGAAACGACCTGTTATTGAAGGTGACTTTAGAAGTAATGTATCACAAGGTTCTGAGCCAGAAAAACTTAAACTAACAGAATTAGAAATAGAAGAAAGTTTAAAGGCTGCAAAAGCAGTAAACGGATTATGGACTGCTGTTGATTTTATACCAAGTAAGAATAGAGAAAAAGAACCACCATTTGTTATTGAGGTAAACTCATCTCCTGGTACTGAAGGTATTGAAGAAGCAACTGGTCAAAACATTAGTAAAGAGATTATAGAATTTTTTGCTGACAAAAAGAATTGGGTCAAAGTACCTAGTGAGTGTGGCTATAAAGAGATTGTGACTATTAAACCTTTTGGTCAAATCATCGCTAAGTTTGATACTGGTAATTCAGGTATGTCAGTTATTCATGCTGAAGATATGAAAGTATCAGGTAAACAAATTAAGTGGAGTTTATTAGGCAAAACAATTACAAGTAATATAATTCGTAAAGAAGAAATATCGGTAGGTGGTCTAAGAGATTATGATGAAACAAGATATGTAATAAAATTAGATGTTGAGTTTCTTGGTACTATCTACGAAACAGAATTTACTTTAGATGATAGAAAAGATAGAACACCAATTCTATTTGATCGAGAGTTTATGAGTAGAGTAAATGTAATGGTAAATCCAGATAGAAAGTATGTGGTTACTACAAAATTTAGTTTAGACTAGTGCTTTACAAACTAGTCTTTTTATGTTATAATACATTATTACAAGGAGTGAAAAATGGTAAAAAATCATCAAACAGAGAATCCCTTATTTAAGGCATTAATTAAGAAGTATGAATCAGATGTAGCAAGTGCATATGCTACACTAACAATTTATTTTGACAATTCAGTAGGTATCGGAGAACACCCACAGCAATTAGAAGAAATGGATAAGTTAGTAGACGCAATCGCAGCAGCAGAAGATAAAATCAAAGCATTAAACAAACATTTCAATAATACTCAAATATAGTGAAATTTTATACAAGTGTACTACCATATCGTGGTCGCCTATTAGTTCGTGGCGTTAACCACGATGGTAGTCACAAAAAGTTTAGAGTTAATTATAAGCCATCTCTTTTTATTCCATCAGGTAAAGAATCAAAATACAAAACATTAGACGGCAAGAATGTCGGCAAAGTTACTTTTGATAGTATACCTGAATCTAAAAAGTGGATTGAAGAATATAAAGATGTAAGTAATTTTGAATACTATGGTAATACAAGACATCAGTATTCGTATATCGCTGATGAGTTTCCTGATAAAGTTGATTGGGATATTAATCAATTAAGAATACTTACAATTGATATAGAGTGTGAAAGTGAGAATGGTTTTCCTGACCCAGCTCAAGCAAGTGAACCTCTAATTTGTATTACAGCAAAAGATCATGCGAAGAAGAAAATTGTTGTTTTCGGTATGGGCAATTTTGTCAATGATCGTGAAGATGTAAAATATATTAAATGCTCTACTGAAAGAGATTTAGTTATTAAGTTTACAAAGTTTTGGGAAAGTTATAATCCAGATATCATCACTGGTTGGAATGTCAAGTTCTTTGACATACCTTATTTAATGAACAGATTTAAACACCTTATGGGTGAAGAATACTTAAACAAGTTTAGTCCTTGGGGTATTGTAAGTCAGAATAGTACAAGAATAACAGCCAAAGGTTTCAATAAAGAACAAAACTATTATGACCTTACAGGTGTTTCTATATTAGATTACCTAGACCTATATCGTAAACATACTTTTATTAGACAAGAAAGTTACAAGTTAGATTATATTGGTGAAGTAGAATTAGGCGAAAACAAATTAGATAATCCATATGATACTTTCAAAGACTTTTATCAAAATGATTATCAATTATTTGTAGAGTATAATATTCAAGATGTTGAACTAGTTGATAAGTTAGAAGATAAGATGAAGTTGATTGCTTTACATTTAACAATGGCATATGAAGCCAAGGTAAACTATCATGATGTATTCGGTCAAGTTAGAGTTTGGGATTGTATTATCTTTAATCATCTCAAAGAAAAGAATATCGTAGTGCCAGCAGTTGTAGAATCTAAAACATCTGATGGTTACGAAGGTGCTTATGTAAAAGATCCTGTTGTAGGTTTTCACGATTGGATTTGTAGTTTTGATTTAAACAGTTTGTATCCTCATTTAATTATGCAGTATAATATATCACCTGAAACTATGGTTGGTTTTGATCCGACTAGAGTTAATGTTGTAGATATGCTAAGTGAGAAATGTGATTTATCTGATTTAGATGGTCGTACTATTACACCAAACGGTGCTCAGTTTAGAATAGACAAACGAGGCTTTCTTCCTGAGTTGATGGATAAGTTATATCAAGAACGAGTGATATATAAAAACAAAATGCTTGAATCAAAAAAGTTGTATCAAGAAACTGGTGATAAAAGATTATTAAATGATATTGCAAAAAATCATAATATACAATTGGCAAGAAAGATTGCATTGAATAGTGCTTATGGTGCTATCGGTAATCAATACTTTAGATACTTTGATGTAAGACACGCTGAAGGTATTACTATGGCAGGTCAGTTGACTATTCGATGGATTGAAAAAGATGTAAACAATTTTTTAAATGATATGTTGAAAACAAAACAAGTTGCTTATGTTGTGGCTTCTGATACTGATTCTATCTATATTCGATTAGGTGAAGTTGTTAATAAAATATTTAAAGATAAATCTGACACAAGAAAAATTGTAAAAGTTATGGATAAGTTTTGTGAAGAAAAACTACAACCATTTATTGATAAGAGTTATGATAAACTTGCTAAATATGTAAATGCATATGAACAAAAAATGATTATGAAACGAGAAGTAATCGCAAACAAAGGCATATGGACTGCCAAGAAAAGATATATTCTAAATGTTTATAATGAAGAAGGTGTAGATTTAAAAGATCCTAAGTTAAAGATTATGGGTATCGAAGCTGTTAAGAGTTCAACTCCTGCCCCTTGTCGTGTTAAGATCAAAGAAGCATTGAAGGTAATTATGAACAAAGATGAAAATGCTTTAATACAATTTATTGATGACTTTAGAAAACATTTTAAGACATTACGACCAGAAGAAATTGCTTATCCTCGTTCATGTAATAATTTAGTTAAGTATAGTTCATCAACAAGTGTATATCAAAAGTCAACACCGATTCATGTAAAGGGTGCTTTACTCTACAATAATATGTTAAAGAAAAAGAAATTAGTTAAGTATGAACAAATACAAGAAGGTGATAAGATTAAGTTTATTGTATTGAAAGAGCCTAACACACTAAGAGAAAAGGTAATATCTTTCCCAACAGTTTTACCAAAAGAATTTGACTTGCATAGATTTATTGATTATGATGAGCAGTTTGATAAATCATTTTTAGAACCATTGAGATTTATTGTTAATGCGATTAACTGGAACTTTGA